GGATATCTACTCTTTAATTTATCTACATTCATTTCAATGATCTCTTCTGGTGTAGTTTCTAGGACAATACATGCTTGAATAAAATACCACATGATGTCACCTAGTTCACGTTTCATATGAAATAGATTTTCTTTAGTAACTGGTTTACCTTGAAAGACAATCTTCTTTACAATTTCTGTAAACTCACCTGATTCAGCACATAGTCCGAGTGCAGCAGTTAATGCTCTGTGTGTTTTAAAATCTTTAGAGTATAAGTCTCTTAGACGATCTTGAAAATGACCACCATACTTACTCTCTTCGGAAGTAACAGCGTTTACAAATTCAGTATACTTTTTAAAATCAATCATACTTTAATTCTTTAAATGAATTTTTCACATTGAAACGTTTGACAAGACTAAGTTTCTCTTCTTCTTGACCTGCGTCAACAAGATCATCTTGTGCAGACTCCTCTACATCATACAATCTCATCTTTGCTCTGTCAATACCTACACAGAATCTTTTATTCATCGTGGGATCATGGTAACGATTCTTTAATTGTTTGACCATGATTTGATTCATTCCCTCAAGTTCTTCAGTCGAGATAAGAGCAAACATAAGATCAGCAGTGGCAGGAAGACCAAAGGACTCACTCGTATCAGTGAGATCAATATCAGTACTCCCAAAACCAGAGCGAGTCGTTTGTGTCGCTGAGACAATCGGAACGTTACATTCAACTGCAAGTCCTCTAAGTTCTTCTGCAATCGCTTTAACATAAGTATACGAATTTACTATAGATCCTTTATACCTCTGAGAGGCACAAATGTTTAGATAGTCTACAAAGATAATATCAGGTTTGATACTTCTCTTCAATGCAAGATCACTTAACAGTGATTTGAAATGTCCTACATGTGCAGACGCAGTAGGATACTCTTTGATAATTAATTTACCTTGTGTCTTCTTACTTAATGATGCGATCTTTTTCTCGAACATCACTTTAGGAAGATCAATTAATTTTTGTATAGGAATATTTAACAGATTAGCATCTATACGTTCAGCAATCTTTTCCTCTGCCATCTCCAAGGTGATGTATAAAACATTCTTACCTTGTAGTAAAGCACTAGCAGCAACGTGGCACATAAACAAAGACTTACCCACACCAGTACCTGCAAGAGCAATATTGAGAGTCTTATTAGGAAGACCGCCTTTTGTAATTTTGTTAAAGAATTCCAAATCGAATGGAATCTTATCTTCTTTCTGATGGTAGAACTCATATCTTTCTTCTGCATCTGACATGTAATCATGACCAACATGCTGATCGAAAGATACTCCTAACGCTTCCGAAAGTATCGAAGGAATAGCACCCTTATCTTTCTTGGAATCTTGACCGTCAGCAATCTTAACAGATTCCATAAGCGATAGGTAGATCGCACGCTCTTGACACCACTTTTCTGTAGAATCCACGAGCCAATCGTATTCCGAGGGATCATTGGAAAGGACATTTAAAACCTCAACTGTTTCTTTGAACTGATCTTCAGATAGATCACTCCTCTCTTGACATTCTATACCAAGTGCATTTAAAGATGGTAGTGCATCATACTGACTTACATACTCATGAATCTCTGAAAAGATAATCTTATGAGAACGATCGGTAAAGTATTCTGCCTTCAAAAAAGGAAGAACCTTCCGTGTATACTTTTCATTATACACGAGATTACTTAGAATTGTGACTTCTAAATTCATAGGTAGTGTAAATAAGTTCCAACGATGTATTTTTTATCCGACTCAGGAGGTAAACCTGCATGTCTATATTGCCAGTTGGCAGGAAACATAAGGACTCTACCAGTTTGAGGAGAAACTGATTCTCCTATCCTAGTAAACATAGTCTCTCCACCTACTTCAACTGTGTTGAGATATAAAAACATAACTAAAAATCTGCGAGCAGAGTTATAGTCTCCTACATCAACATGATCTTTAAATTGATCGTGACCATTGTTATCATAATACTTTACTCTGTATTCTTCAAATGAATACTTAGCAGGAAAGTCAACCTCAACCTGTAATGAATTCATATACAACTGAATACAATCAACAAATACATCTTGGATTTGTTTTTGTATACCTACCCAAAGAGGATCTTTTGCAAGATACCTCTGTGATATATTTACCTCAGTAAATGATGGTCTTTGCTCACGATCAATAACAGTTTTTTCTGAGTTAGTGTACGCCTCAATTATAGAGTCACAAAATGTTTTAGTAAACATTTCATCGTATACTTTAATATAATCTTTTAATTCAGTTCCCATACCGAAACTCCTTGGCAGCAGCTTCGTCTAGTTTATCCATTATTTCTTGAGTGAAGTATTTGTCAGGATCTTTGAGAATAGCAGAAGGATAGACGCTAGAATCGCCAACAACAATACGGTTCCCTTTACGTTCAAAAACTCCATACTTCTCACCCAATTCCAATAAACCATAGTATCTGTCAAGTCCACGGTCAAAAAATAATCGAGTCTCAACATCTGAGTTCTCCTTTGTTAGTCTGGACTTTTGGGTTTTACACCTGATAATATTTCCAACAACCTCCTTACCATCTTTTTCCTTCTTCTTTGATAGATATATAATTGTTGATGCAGCGTATTTGAGTCCACTACCGCCTCCCATTTCTTTAGTTGGAATGTATGCACCTACCACATCATAAGTATGATTGGTAACAAGTAAGGGAACATTTGCTTTCCCTAACTTTAATGTTAGCACACGAAAGATAGATTTAACAACTTGTGCACGAGTCATGTCACGAGTCTCTTTACCTGCTTCAGAGTCTTCTATTTCTTTACTGGTAGAGAGCATACCTAATGAGTCCAGAACGAACATCATAGGTTTCTTATCATCTAACTCTGTATATTTATCCAGAATTTTGATTGCTTGCGTTCTAAATTGTTGTACTGTTGTAACAGGCACAATCATCATTCTATTAGAATCGATACCTCTGTCTTCAATCATCTGCTTACTAATAGCAGATTCAGATTCAAAGTAGATTACGCCAGCATCTGGATTACTCTCAAGGAAATGTTGCACAATGCCAAGGCAAAAGAAAGTTTTACCAGTAGACGATTCACCAGCGATAGCAGTGATCTTGTTTCCAGGGACTCCACCATAGATAGATCCACTAACGAGAGCGTTAAACACATAAGAACCAGTGTCAATGTAACCGCTTGTGTCACCAGCTGCCACTCCATCAGAAACGAGAGTTGCGTATTCATTGTCGATCTCCTTTACTATGTCTTTTAGAAAACTCATTCTGTAACTGTCAATAATTTAGTAATAAAATTAGAACGTTTCATTGCACGTTCAAACCACTGTGCTTCCTTTATATCGCTAAAGGTTTTGGTAAACGGATGCATACCCGCACCAAATGCTTTTTGATACTCTACAAGATAAATTGGTTTCTTCATCCAAATAAAAACTCCAGTGATGCTACTTTTTCGGGTTGCCACCCAATGACATCCATGATGACTTTAATTGGTTCAAGGAAGCTCTTGTTAAATTGTAGTTCATAATCTACATGTTTGTCAAGTCCAAGTTCTTTTGGAAACGTATTTAAGTAACTAATCACGTTCTCAGCAATTTTATTAGGTGTCTTCAAGTATACAAATTTAATCTTTTCACCGTCTTGTATAAGAGGATACTTGTGTGTCAATTTGTTTTTCTTATTGTAATGGTTGTACAGTAAAGCACCCCTAACATGAATAGGTGTTCCTTTAGTGTATATGCCAGATGGGTTTGCCCACTTATTTAGATTATTACATCCTCTAGGAAATGAGATATCTTCGATTGGTAATTGATCAAAGTGTGATCTAAAATCAGAAACAAATTTTTGTGCTGCTGCTTCATCTTCATTCATGATCACAGTAAGACAATCTCTGATTGAGTTTCTACAGGCAGCAGGTGTAGATGACTTTACTGCCTCAATACCCATAATTTTTAGTTTTGGTTTTTCATATCGAACACCTTCACTATCCCATACATTAAGAATGTAACGTTTTTTAGCTGTCCAGATACCCTTGTTAGCGATGTTCTCTCGCTTCATGACCATCTTCTGCTCGTATGCTCCTACGTACGTGGCCAACGCTTCATAAGAACTCTCAATATATTTTTCAAGTTCCAACTTACAGACCTTATCAAGGAACGTAACGATGCTTTCAGCAGTCTTTTCTCTCCCTTTGTATACACTGTGAACCAAAGGACCGAGATTAAGATATATGCTATCAGTATCACTTGCAATAACATAGTCTTCCTCCTCTGTTTTAAGTAGTTTATTTAGATACTCATTCATTCGTTGTTCAATCCAACGAATGCTTACTTGTCCTGAGAGTGTGATTGCTTCAGCGTTTGCAAGATTGTAATACCTAAAGTATTGATTACCAATAGCACCATAGGCAGAGTTAAGTTGAATCTTTCTTGCCATCTGAATGTTGTTAAACTTTGAGATGTCTCTTTTAAGTTTAGCAGTTGGTTTTTTCTCGTCTTCTTGCTTGGCAATAAGCATCTTCTTTTTATATATCGTGCGTTCATCATAGATCTTCTGCATCATTTCTGGAAGAAAACCATGAATGTCTTTTCGATATTGTGCACCATTAGCACAAACAGCAAACTCACCTGAGAAATCAATCTCTTGGTCTAAAATCCTTTCAACACTTGCACTGGGATGTCTAGTCTCCCAGAGGGTTTCTGGTGAGATATTGTACTGCATAATAAGATGAGGATACAGAGAGTTGAGGTCAAAAGAGACAACCCAATCATAGCATCCTGGTTTCGGTTCTTTAACATAAGCACCTGCATACTTTTCATCTTTCTTTGCACCTTTTCTAGGAGGCACAACAATATTTCTATCTGTAAGGTAATTATAGATCATTGTATCCCACATGCGAACCTGTGAGTATACATCTTCAAAATTTACTTTGGCATCATATGACATTGTGATTGCTAGTTCTAGCAACTTCATCTTATCTTCCAATCGGTCAATCAACTCAACGTCTTGGATGTTGTATTCCATAAACTTCTGCCAATCAGATGTATAGAAGTCTCTGAAATTTTCATACTCACTATGGTCAACCTTTCGTTGTCCTAACTCGACAAAAGCGATGTGATCAAGTCTGTAGGATTCTTGGTTACTATAAGTAAACTTACGGTAAAGGTCGAGATAGTCAAGAATGTTGACCCCACTAATATCATAAGCATAGTTTTTGCGTCCTTGGACATAAACTTCCCTCTCATTTGCACGATTCCAAGGTGACAAGGATTTCATCCATTTCTCACCTAGTACGCGATTAATTCTCCTAGCTATATAGGGCATATCATACAAGTTTACGTTCCAACCAGTAAGAATATCTGGTGTATTTTCTGCCCACCACTTGAGAAAATTAGTCAGCATCTCTTGTTCTGTCCAAGAAACGTTTAACTCTAAACCATCTGGTGCATCAAATTCTCTAGTTGTCCAACTATAATACTTTTTAGTCACCATATCTTTAATGGTGATCGATAGCATTTCTTCTGCTGCTTCTTCTACGTTCGGGAATCCATTCTCACATTGCACCTCAATATCAAGTGCATAGATTTTCATTTGATTGATGTTGTAGTCAACCTCATTAGGGAACTCTTCCCTGATATATTGATAAACAAATCTTTCGTATCCATGAACCTCAAAGTTTTGAACTTCATCATACTGTTTAATAAAATCTCTTGCCTCTCTAGCAGCACCAAACTTAACAGGTGTAACTGATCGACCATCAAGAGTTTTAAACTTTTCTTTTTTCTTAGACAAAACATAAAGGGTAGGAGAAAAGGATGCCCGATACTGTACGGACTTACCATTCTCATACCCTCTGTATAAAATCGTATCACCAGCAAGTTGAATGTTGGTGTAAAAAGAACTCATAATTTACTGTAGATGTCCAACAATTTCTTTGATGGATCAAGTATACTCATAACGCTCTCAGATGTCAAGAAGATATCTCTCTGAGAACTATACTTAGGAAAGGGAACTATCTCCTCATCTCCTAATACCTCATAACAATTTTCGATGAGAAGACTAGGTTCTTCATCGAGTTCTGTAACAGTGCCAATCAAATACTCGTTACGTTGCTGTAATAGTATTAGTTTCACTACTTGTTGTTGTAGTTCTTCCTCCATCTGCCTCCACTAATGAATTGTACTTTTGTTCGATCTCTGGATAAGTTTCATATGCTGTAATCACTTCGTCCATCTTTAGAAGGATTTGTTTTTTTACAGACATCGGAACCCATGGTGAGAAACGAATCTCAGGATCTGTGACTTTTTTAATGTCGTCTTGGGTTTCATTTTCAATTAGAAGTCTAGGTTCATCTATACCTTCTAACCATACACTGTATGGATTATTTAATTGAAACGCTACTGGTTTTTCTGGTTCTTCCTTAGTTGTAACCTCATAAAGGTCACAGATAATGTCTTCACCATTTCTCGTTCTTACGATTCTTACACTCATAAAAAATTACGATACGTTTATATTATAAAAGAGGAACTGACTTTTGTCAATCCCTCCTATCTATATGGTAATTACCACACGCATTTTTGGTTCTAAGTAATTATACTTATAAATAATTAAAAATTACTAACTAATTCCATGAAAACATATCTATTCAGTATCGGACTCTTCGCTTGTGTTACAGCAGCAGTTGCAGTAGCACCACGTTTAGCATATGCAGGTCAAGTGCCCTATTTCATGTAATTACTTTAGGATTACTTGAGGACATTTAAGTAAGATAACTGCCTTTGCTTGGAGTTTGATATCTCCAGACTCTTCAATTACTTTCTTAACTTCCTCTACCCCATACTCCGCACTAGCATCACTATATGCCATGAGCAATGACTTGTAATCGTCATGCCCTTCTTTAGCATATTCACAAAAATTACCTCCCATAAACATTAGTAGAGAGGTAAGTGTTAGTTCAATCATACTAAAATTATATACTTAATTTCCGATCTTGTCAACAGCAGATCTTGCTTTTTCTAAGATCTCACCTTTAAGAGGAACAAACCCTAACTTAGGTGCTTTGTCCTGATACTCATCACTTAGTAATGTACTGAGTGATGTTTTTATTGCCTCGGTATTTTTACCGTTACCTGTTTCATATGCAAGAATCCAAGTCAATGTAGCAATCGGATATGCTCCTTCTGCTTCTGGGTTTGGATTTGTACCTGCAAGATTCTCATCAAGTTCAATATCATTGAGTGCCTTTGATCCTGCATCTACAGATGGTTTTACAAAGTCACCCCACTTGTTTTGTAGTGCTGCAGGTTTTACAACGTCATCAATATAGGATTGGTTTACATAACCGATAGCACCAGGTGTATTCTTAATAACACCAGCAACACCAGCATTACCTTTAGCACCAACTCCAACTGGCCAAGCAACTGACTTACCAGTTCCTAGTGTCCATGTAGAAGAGAATGCTTGCATACTATTAGTAAATGCCTTAGTAGTTCCAGATCCATCTGAACGATGTGCCCAAGTCATCTTCTGATCATCACATCCAACTTCTTTC